TAATTTAAAATCGTTGTGTATTAATGTACTACAACCAATACGATCCCATTTTGATGCTCCAGTAATCATATCTTCTGGTTATCGTTCAGCAGAACTTTGTATTGCTATTGGATCCAAACCTACATCACAGCATGCCGAGGGCAAGGCCGCAGATATAGAAGTAGTAGGAATAGACAATAAAGAATTAGCACAATGGATCAAGGATAATTTAGAATACGATCAGCTTATTTTAGAATTTTATAGAGATGGAGAACCAGATAGTGGCTGGATTCATGTATCTTGGAGCAATAATGAAAATAGAAATCAAACATTAAGAGCAATAAAAAACGAAGAAGGTAAAACAATATATAAACCATGGTAATATCAAGATCACAAATGACAAGGCAACTACAACCAGGATTAGGTAAATCTTGGAGAGGTTCTAAAAAGAAAGTTTCTCAGTATGCCAAAAAAACCAAATCCAATAGCAAAAAACCTAAGGTCTAGAACTTTTAAGCCCCAAGTGGTACAATCAGGTAAGTTGTACAACCGCAAAAAGGAGAAGTATAACACTCTCAAAGCGGCCGCTATTAAGGAGTAAAAATGAAAAAGAAAAAAAGAAACTCTAAAAAGAGAGTTACTAAAGCCTATTTAGGTAAAGCAATTCGTATGGAAAGTGAAACGTCTGGAGAATTTTCCAAAAAAAAAGAAAGTGCAGAAAAACCTTTAGTGGTCAGTAAATTTACAAAAAAATACTACGGGGGTATGATAGATTTATAATTTAACGGAGGAAATATGAGTGATAATAAAAAAGTAAAAGATGTGGCAGGAGAAGGAAAAGGTCTAGGTGCTTATTATAAAGGTAAAGCTAAAGATTATAAAATGATAATACCTATAGAACCCCCTAAACCAGTTAAAAAAGCTTCTTTAGGTATGCTTATGGTAAAAAAAGCTATGGATAATTCAGACACTGCAAAAAAAAGAATATCTGTTATGGGTATTCCTGGTTTTGCTGCTAGTAGAATGTCAAAAGCTACAGGAGGATCTACAGAACTTAAAGGTGGTCAAAAAAAATTAGATATGAACAAAGATGGTAAAATATCTGGTGAAGATTTTAAAATGATGAAAAAGTCTACAGGTGGCGAAATGAAAAAAGGTTATGGAGCTGCTAGACAATCTGGAATGGGATTACAAGATGAAAATTTAATTCCAGGTAAAAATATGGATTATTATAAAGACTTGATCTAACTAAAGGATAGATATGGCAACTTCTGGAACTACTTCATTTGATTTAGACATAGATGATATTATACAAGAGTCTTATAATCGTTGTGGAGTAAGAACTAATTCTGGGTATGATTTAAAAAGAGCAAGACGTAATTTAAATATATTGTTTTCAGAATGGGGAAACAGAGGCGTGCATCTTTGGAAAGTACAATTGCAAACACAAGCTTTAACTGCTGGTACCGTTTCTTATACTGTTCCTACACAAGTATCGGATGTATTAGAAGCATATATTTCTACAAGTTCTGGAGTTACTTCTACCACGAATGATATATCTTTAACTAAAATTGACAGATCCGCATATGCAGGATTACCAAATAAAGGAAATACAGGTCAACCTTCTCAATATTTTGTAGATAGACAAACCACTCCTGTTATTTATTTATATCAAGCTCCTGACGCTAGTACCTATACTCATTTAAAATATTATACAATTAATAGAATTGAAGATGCTGGTGCATATACAAATGAAGCAAATGTAGTATATCGTTTTATTCCAGCTATGATTGGTGGACTTGCATATTATTTATCTTTTTTAGCTAATCCTCAACAAACCGCTAATTTAAAATTAGCTTATGAAGATGAATTAGAAAGAGCATTAAAAGAAGACGGTCAAAGAACTTCTGTTTATATTTCACCACAAACTTATTTTGGAGACGGTGTATAATGCCTAGAGCAACAGGTAAATATTCAATGTCTATTTCTGATCGTTCTGGTCAGGCATTTCCTTATAGAGAAATGGTTAAAGAATGGACAGGTGCATTAGTACATATAAGTGAATACGAACCAAAACATCCTCAATTAGATCCGCCTTATACTAAAGCAGATGGAGTTGCTTTACGAAATGCTAGACCTCAAGATTTTCAACAACCAACTGTAGTCAATGGAGAAATTTCTTCATCAGGTGGTAATGGAATGATTACTGCTAATTTAACGTTACCAGGAGATTTTGCTTTTATGTCTAGTGGCATGAAACCATTAAATCCATCTTTGCAAAATAGAAATAGACAAGCAAATACTACTGTAGGTCAAGTAACTATAGGAATATCATAATATGGCTATCACATATACGGCTTTTTTAACTCAGGTAAGAAACTATACAGAAGTAGATTCTAATGTTTTAAGTGATACTTTATTAGATCAATTTATACGACAAACTGAATTAGAAGTAGCTGGAGCAGTAGATTATGATGATTTACGAAAATATGCTACAGCTAACTTTGTAACAGGACAAAGATATTTAAACAGACCAAGCGATGAATTAATTATCAGATCGTTACAAGTTTTTAATACAACAAATGCTTCAGGTACAAGAAGTTTTTTAGAAAAAAGAGATACAAGTTTTATTACTGAATATAATGGATCAGGAGCAACAGGGTTACCTAAATATTATGCTAATTGGAACGAAAATAATTTTGTAGTTGCACCAACACCAGATAATACTTATTTGTGCCAACTTAATTATATTATTGATCCTCCACATTTTACTTCTACTAATTCTACTTATCTTGCACAATATCAAGATGGTTTATTATTATATGGTGTTTTAACTCAATGTTTTTCTTATCTAAAAGGCCCTATGGATATGTACAACCTCTATAAAAGCAAGTATGATGAGAGTATGCAAGCTTTTGCTTTACAACAAATGGGCAGAAGACGTAGAGGAGAATACGATGATGGAGTACCTAGAATTAAGGTTCCTTCACCATCACCATAAACAAAATTAATAAGGAGAAATAATTATGGCAATTACAACAAACGCAATTACTAATTCATTTAAAGAAGATACTTTAAATGGTTTGCATGACTTCGCTCCATCAACAGGCGATGTTTTTAAATTAGCACTATACAATTCATCTGCATCTATCGGTGCAGACACTACTTCATACGCAGTAGGTATCACAGGACAAGTTGGAAATACTGGACAGTATGTTGCAGGTGGTGGAGCATTAGTGAACGCTTTAGTATCAGTAAATGGAACAACAGCTTTTGTAGATTTTGATGATTTATCATTCACTGGAGTTACTTTAACTGCAAGAGGAGCTTTAGTTTACAATACATCTGAAACTAACAAATCAGTATGTGTGTTAGATTTCGGAGGCGATAAAACAGCAACTTCAGGAACTTTTACAATTCAGTTCCCTGATGCAAACGATACACAAGCGATTATTAGAATATCGTAAACTAAAAGGATTTTATTAAATGGCCCTTGTCGTAAATGATCGTGTCAAAGAAGAATCGACAACCACAGGGACAGGAACTCTTACTTTAACAGGAGCTGTCGCTGGTTTTGAAACATTTTCAAGTGCAATTGGTAATACCAATACGACTTACTATGCAATTCAAAACCAGGACGTTCCGACAGAATTTGAAGTTGGATTAGGAACTGTAGGCGCTGGTACTTTATCTAGAGATACCATTTTATCATCTTCTAATAGCGATGCTGCAGTAAATTTTTCTGCAGGCACGAAAGATGTATTTTGTACACTCCCAGCTTCTAAAGCCGTTATCCTTGATTCAAGTGGAAACATTGTTGCAAACAATGGATCTAATTTAACAAATTTAAATGCAAGTAATTTAGCTTCAGGCACAGTACCTGATGCAAGATTCCCTGCAACCCTTCCAGCGATTAGTGGTGCTAACTTAACAAACTTAGATGCAAATGATTTAGCTAGTGGCACGGTGCCAGACGCAAGGTTTCCAGCGACTTTGCCAGCAATCAGCGGTGCTAATTTAACAAATTTAAATGCTACCAACGTTGCTTCAGGGACTTTATCAGCAGATAGATTACCGACAGTACCAACAACAAAAGGTGGTACTGGTTTAACTACTATTGGAACTGCAAATCAAGTTCTTGCAGTCAACTCAGGCGGTACAGCATTAGAATATCAAACACCAACTACTGGAGATATTACAGGAGTTACCGCAGGAAGTGGTTTAACAGGTGGTGGTACTACTGGAGCTGTTACATTAAACGTTGGAGCAGGTGCTCTTATCGATGTCACAGCAGATGCTATTGATGTAGATGTAGTTAATTCTGAAAGATCAACATCTATTTGATCTGCTTGAACGTCAATTA